GCCTGTTTTTTAGTTATCCGCATCAGCAGGAGCCTCTTTAGCTTCTGCTTTCTTCTTAGCTGGGGCAGCCTTTTCTACAGGAAAATGTCCAGCCAAGGCGCGATCTTGTAACCATGTAGGCAAGCAGTTCGCGCAGTAGTTAACTGGGTTAACGCCAGGATCAGCTACTGTGTAAGCCGCGTTGTTAGAGCAGTTATCGCACTTCATTGGTTCTCCTTTTCTTTCCACAATTCTATCTTAAAAAAGCAATAGGGCGGGCATTGAGCCCGCCCCACTGAGTTAATGCTTACTTCTTTTTAGCCTTCTTAGCTTCTGCTTCGAGCTTCTTGGTCACTTCACCTGCAAGTGATAAGGCCACACGACCGAACGCCGGATCCTTCTTATTTGCCCAGCGTAGTGCAACTGGGATCACGGATGCCCAAAGGGCGTTTGCAACCAGTGTCCATTCACCTGAACCAAACTCTAATGGTGATGCAATTCCGCTGGTTTGAGTAACAATTACAATTGCGCCAATAATCTGACCTAACAGGTTACGGGCATACGATTCAATTGCCGCTTTATTCATATAGCTCCTACTTCTTTACTTGTCCGCAGGTTGGGCACACTTGTGGTGCTTCTGCGGAGGCAGCAGCTTCTGCTGCTTCTTTGAACTTTGGACGGCCAAAGCCCACGATAGATACCATAACATTCTTTGGGTTCTTTTTCCAAGCGCGAAGCTTAAGGCAAACCTCTCCGCCATTGCGCTGGTCACCCTTCTTGTCTGGGCTGGTATTTCCTTCGACTACTAGGCAGGTACCGTCAGCCTTTACAGACTTAACAATACCTACATGGCTGATCCGATCAACGCCATCTGCTGGGAAATCAAAATAGGCGATATCTCCTGGTTTAGGGTCATCTTCGTGCCAGCGTCCGGCTTTCTTAAAAGCATCAGCTCCCGATGGGGTGTAAACAGTGTTAGGAATCTTAACGCCAGCCTCGTTCCCACACCACATGACGAAACTTCCGCACCATGGTTGGAAGTTAGCTTTTGTGTAAGCGCCGTACTTTGTTTCATTGTCTTTTGGACCTTCAATAGTTCCAACTTCTTGCTCAGCCTCTTCAATCAAGCGAGCGGCTGTTCCTAAATCTGCCATTATTTGCTACCTCTTTTTTTAACGAGTAGTGCATAAATCTCATCTACTCTTAACTCAAGTCTTGCAGCTTTTTCGTCTAGTTCATTAACTTTGTCTTTAATCGAGCTTCCGCCATTCGGCTTAAGTTCTGCTAGATAATGTTTGACCAGCCATTTGACTCCAAGAGCCGCTGATCCTACTACGCTGATTAATGTGGCTACGAAGCCAAGCCAATCTATAGGGGACACTCTATACACCCATTCTGTTAAAAAGTCAATAGTTTTACCTTAGCAGAATGGTTGTCCGAATGAAATCACATAAGATCTACGCATAAATTACAGCACTAGAATACACGCGTGTCACAATAAAAAATATATATTTTTTACGCTTGACACCGTTTGTAAAGCCTATGCTAAGGTTAAACCTGATAAGCCACCAGTGATGGTGGCTTTTCGGCACTGAGAGGAGCAGAAATGCTTAATATCAGAAAAGAAGATATGGCAGGAATGGCGGTGATAGCGGTGTATGGATTAGTTCTAGGAACTCTTCCACACGCGCTTGCATCTAATGTAGTACCTGAGCCTAAAGTGGTTGAGGTAGTCGTAGTTGATCCGTTGGAAGAGTTTAGGAACGCTAAGTCGCTAGATGGCGCGGAACTAAAGTCTTTGCTTAAGGCAGTCGGTTTTGAGGGAAAATCCCTTAGGGTTGCCTGGGCAGTTGCCATGAAAGAGTCAAACGGTCGCCCATTAGCTCATAATGACAATTTAAGCACGGGGGACAACTCTTACGGGATATTCCAGATCAACATGCTTGGTCAACTTGGAATAGATCGACGAGAGAAGTTTGATTTAGAAGCTAATAAGGATCTCTACGATCCAATAACAAACGCGCAGATTGCTTATCATATGACCGCTGGTGGAAAAGACTGGTCGTCTTGGAAAATCAATCCCGAAGCAAATAACGGACAACGATACGACTCCTTTTATGAGGAGTTTCCAAAAGGAAAATAATGTACGCAAAAATAGCCGCACCAACCTTTGATGGCACCCAGCCATGTAAAGGAATGAACACGGAAGAATTCTTCCCAGTGGATCGCATAGAAGAAGAGAGATTTAAAAGGGCTATCAAGCCCGTGTGCGATTCTTGCAAGTTCAGGTCTGAGTGCCTTCAATGGGCGCTTGACAATAGAGAGATTGGGATCTGGGCTGGAACAACTACAGATGAGCGACGGCTCATTATTCGACGATTAAGGCGTAAATAGCAAAAAACCCCCTGCCAAATGGCGGGGGGTTTTTTGTTTGTGTTGAGACTATGAAGCGGTAGCCCAAGGTGTGATAGTAATTGTTGCTGTTGTTGCTGCGGTTGCTCCACCAGCTGTGCTCTGGGTCTTGATGGTGCCATTGGCTCCGCCAAGTGTTCCAGTTGCGTTGATACCAGTTGTGTCTGCAATTGTGAAGCCAGAACCTGAAACGGTGATCTGACCTGCACCAGCAGAACCTGTAACTGTCCAAGTACCAAGCGCGTATGCTGGAAGGTTGACTGGGCTTACGCCAGCTGGTGTTCCAGCAACAAGTGTGACCTTGGTGCCTGTTGGGTAGTTGGTGTTTGCGCTTGTTGCGTAAATAACAGCTACTGTAGCGCTTGTAGCGTTAAAGCGAGTTACATCGGTACGGGTGTTAGTTGCAGCAGAGGCTGTTGTGATGTTAGCTGCTTCGTAACCTGCATCCTTGAGAGAATCAAGAGCTACTGCTGTGGTTGCACCAAGTACGTTAGGTACAAGGATGTTTCCGATTCCTACGCCGTCAGCGGCTGTAAGAGCAGTTGTTGATTGAACCTTTCCATACTGACCTGTAATAAGACCAGCGTTTGCTGCGTTAGTTACAGTAAATGAAAGGGCATTTGCTGTAGCCACGGTGGCTGAGGATAGGTTGTAAGCACTTGCTGTAAGACCGGTGATGTTTACAACATCTCCTGCTGCTAGCTTGTTTTGTGCGGTGTAGGTAACGGTTGTGCCGTTTCCTGAAACTGCTGTAATAATAAAGTTTGCTGCTCCAGCAATAAATGTTGGATATCCTGACCAACCTGCTTCTGCGTTTGCATGGTTGTCAAGATCTGAATTAAGACGAGCGCTTGGATATACGGAGTAGCCGCTCCAGTCGTAGTTTTGAGCTGCATCTGCTGCTACAACGACTGAGGCTCCGCCATCTGTGCGGTCATCATTTGGTTGCATAGGGAAGTTACCCCATACAAAGTCAACTGCTTGTTGACCTGATGTATCTAATGCCATTATTGACCTTTTCTCTAGAGTGGTATAGCGCCTGATCGGGGCGCCCTACTATTGTCTAAGAGGATTTTGGGGCTGTCATGCCTAACGACGCTAGGAATTGAATATAGAAGGGTCAACCCAAGTCTTTGGAGTCAAATCGGAAACTAATTCAAGAGGCAAGTTAAAGTTAAAAGGTTTTACTCCACGAGTACTGACCCAGTCAATCATTGATTGCAGGGTTTCTTCTAAAGAGTATTTTGGGCTATACCCCAAAAGCAATCTTGCTTTATCCGCTGAGCAGTTGGCTAGCTTTACCTCAGAAGGTCGATCAGCAAGGTAGATGGGATCTAGAGGGAAATCTAATAGATCGGCGATGGCTTTAGCTAGCTCATTTATAGTTATGAATGTGGAATCAGGTCCCACATTAATTACTTCTCCGTCTGTTACATCTGTAGTAACAACTTTTAATAGGGGGTCAACCACATCCCGAATGTCTGAAAAGCATCTCATCTGAGAGCCGTCGCCGTAGATAATAGGTTGTTTTCCTTGCAGCATTCGGTTGATCATAATCCCAGCTACATTTCTGTATGGGTCTGTGTATACCTGACCAGAGCCGACAATATTATGCGGCACAATAATTGAGTAAGAAAACCCATGAATATTAGCCAGTGTTTTTAACACCTGTTCAAAAGCAACCTTAGATATGCCGTATGGATCCTGGGGTCTTGGCTCCATATTTTCTTTAAAAGGGATTTCTTGCTCCCCGTACCTAGCCATACTTGATAGGTAAATAAACTTCTTTACCCCAGCCTGTATAGAAGCCGTTAGGACGGCCATAGAGGCCCCAAAGGTGTTTTTGGTTATAAAGTTAGGGGAGAACACAGATAGACCCTCATGAGGGGTACAGGCCGCATGTATGACTATAGATACGCCCTCTAGATCTTTTTTTACCAAATTAGCACAGTCTTTTTCTATAAATAGCACTTCTTTTGGTATGTTATCTAAATAACCACCAACCAGACTATCTACCCCTATAACAGTGTAATCATTTAAAGCTTTAGAAATGTGACTCCCTACAAGACCAGCAACTCCAGTTACCATTATTTTCATTTAAATTCCTTAGGGAGATATTTTTCAGAATTGCTGGAGTAATAGTGTCTTAGTATAGGTTGATCATTAGGTTCGTCTTTTTCACTATGTAGCGCTACGTCTTCGTGATCAAAATACGCAACTGGGTGACCCAGCTCTTTAAAAAAAGTGTATAGAGCATATTGGATCATTATCCATCTTACCTTAAACCTCATTGCATCTCGGTCAAAATTATCCTTGCACTTGTCTAATGACTTATTTATAAAAGAAATTACAGTGTCATCAAAGTTTGACAGGTGGTCTAAAACCAGTTTATTCAGTATAAACTGACCGTCATTCATCGCTTCATCAAGATTTAAAAAAGACATAACATCATAGGTATTGTCTTCTCTTGCCCAAACCATTTTGCCGTTATATTTTTTAAAAAGTACATCTACATCGTTATAAAATACGGTATCTGTGTCTAGATAAAGTATCTGATCAAACCCATAATAAGCAAGAGTTCTAAATGCGTTTTTCCACCTATGATACAAAAACTCTGCGTGTCCTTCTTCAACCCACTCTTTGTTTAACAGTTCAGATGGGTAATGATTATCAAACTTAATAACCTCTACATTAGATAAGGTGTCTAACTTAGATTCAGAAGTATCAACAGTTTTTGGCGATATGTATACTTTTATGGGGGTGGTCTTGTTATGAGCTCTTAAAGTAGAAATTGAGTAAAGTAACTGCTTATAACAAAGATTATTAACTAGTTTTCCGTGACGGACATGAAAAGAGTAAACAACCCCGTTATTTGACCCCATTACGCTTTGCCCAGTCTTCCTCAGTGACATTTTTTCTTATAACATCAAGGTAGGAAGGTCCTTTTGTAAACCACCAGTGATCTGGCTCAGCAAAGTGAAAAAATATCATGGCGACATGATTAGTCTCTGGTTCAGGAAACGCTTCACGCCAATGTTCCTGATCGTTACCGTAGTATGCCAAAGCTTGATTTGGGTGCAGTGCGTAAGGCTTACCCTCTACCCACAGCTCCCACGGATGCTTTTGATAAACACACATATCTACCGTATAGGTGCAAGCATTGTCATCTTTATGCTTCCACAACTTGGCGTCCTTGCCTTCATAATGAGAAAACAAAGTGTATGTAGGAAGCAAATCAGTGCTGTCAAAAATAGATCTAGCTAGTGGTGTTATTAAATAGGAATACTGTTTAAGGAGAGGTAAATCTCCATCTGAAGCAACCCAGCGAGAAAAACCCTCTTGAAATCCAAAAGACTTAGGATCGTTAAACAACGATTTAATCTGTAAAAAGTCGTTATCGTTAAAAACTTTATCTACAAGAATAGGTTCTTTTACCTTTGTCATTATTCCCACCACGCTACGACTGCATATCTTGTCCCAGATATAACTGGATGCACTGTATGATTATATACATAGTTTGATGGAAAAAACACTGCTTGGTTGGCTTTCGGCTTAATTTTTAAATTAAACCTAGAAAATTCTATTTCTCCGCCCTCATAGTCGTCATTTAGGTAAAAACTCATAGAAACGGTTCTGGCGTAATGTTTTGAGTCATCGTAATGATTTACGAAGTAATTATCTGCCCCATATTTAAGAAGCTGCCATCCTTCATTTTTTTTCCAATGATGAGCGCTGTAGTCAGTGCAGTACAGGTCTAGTACTGGATTTATATTGTCGTTTAAAAACTTGTGCAATAAGTAAAGCGGGTCTGTTTCGTTAATGTTTGGTATTTCGTCGTATTTTGGCAAAGCAATAGCTTTGCAATTTCTAGCTGATTTTCTTACCTCATGGGTTGCTCCAGCCGCCCCAGAGCTCTGCTGTGCGTCTGTCCAAGTCAATATGTTTAAATCAATTAAACCTTCTAAGTCTAAAATGAATTGCGTTGGATCGTCTAATAGCCCTTCAAAAGAAACTATTCCTGGAGCTAACTCTGTGCTGTTCATGTTTACCACTTTCCAAGAGGGCAGGTGGCATGTTCAAGCTTAGTTTTAGCGACCATAAAGCACCCGCATTTTTTGCACTGTTTAGTTACTTTAATTAATTCTGGACAAGCTAAACACATTTCGTATCTAGTATTAGCGGTCTCTTCGTCTATGTAGGCTGCTGGATTTAGCATGTCCCAAGGACGAGTTTCGCCAAGGTTCTTTTTATATCTTTGCCAAGGTGTTAGGTTTTCTTCGCTCATGGCGCTATCCTACAGGAGAATTAAAAAATACCCCATCCCAGGTCCAACCCACACCAATGGTTTCGTCGCAGGGCACTACACGAGGACTAGAGTCTAATCCCGCAATTGATCGATCATAATCCCCTGCATCCATATCTTCTTTTATATAAGTGAGGATCCCTACGACATCATTATCCGCTATTACGGCATACCTAGCTGTACCCTCTGGGAGTTCTTCTCCCTGCTCAACTGGCGTTTCCATAGAAACATCCGTTGGAGCATAAAAAGTATCGTCTTTATAAAAGTATGTTTTATTTACCTCTGGGTACTTGCTCACATTAATGATTTTTGGATCTGAACTAAATACTGCTATCCACTTTTCATAAGCAGGATTAACATCATTAAATGTAGACACATAAAACACATCTCCGTCAGAAACGAATGCAAAATGCTTTAGCATAGGTAGCCTCCTAGGTTAGTACAGGCGCACGATGCGTTGTATTTTCCAAGTCTAATACATGGATCTGGGCAACAACCACATAGGCTACAAGACGCAGTAACTTCGCAGTCTCCTCCGACCGTACAACCGCCCGCCGTTGGTGTAGGAGCTACTGGTGTAGGGGCTACTGGTGTAGGAGCTACTGGTGTAGGAGCTACTGGAGTTGGTGCAACTGGAGTTGGTGCAACTGGAGTAGGCGCAACTGGAGTAGGCGCGACTGGAGTAGGCGCGACTGGAGTAGGCGCGACTGGAGTTGGCGCAACTGGAGTTGGTGCAGTTGGTGTTGGAGTACAGTTTGTAGATTGGCAAGCAGGGTAAGATGTTCCAAAAACGCACTGAGTACTGTAACCAGTTCCGGATTGGGATACATTTGTTGAAGAGGTAAAGTTACCGCAGTTTCCTGTTCCACCGCACTGATAACTGGTAGTACAGTACCAAGTTTGAACAGGTGTAGGTGTTGGTGTAG